CCGGGGGCGGCGGTGGCGGCCTCGGCCGGCCCCCCGCAGCACCCACACCGCCGCAGCGAGGACGGCCAGACACGCGGCCAGGACGGAGCCGCCTATGAGAACGGAGGTCACCGGGAGCTCACCTCCCGGAAGGGCAGGAGCGGCCACTCCAGGCGCACGTCCCGGGCCCACGCCTCTTTCCCGGGCGTCCGCGCGAAGTAGTCCCGGAGGCCTTCGTTCTGCTCCCGCGCCCACGCCACCTGTTCCCGGTGGAGTTGGTCCACGGTGAGCCTGGAAAGGACCCGGTACCGGCGGCCCATCTTCCGCACCAGGGCGCACGCAGCGGTGGCGTCCGCCTCTGAGGAGTGCGCGCCCTCCAGCGGCACCACGTAGTGGCGGCACAGGTCCCCGAGGGTCCGCCCTCCGCGCCGGAACTGCCTCACCCGCTTGTCCATCACGTACGGGTCCAGGACGGCCGGGGAGACACGGTCCAGGAGCGGGAGGATGCCGTACCGGCGGGCCTCCCGGTCCAACACCGTCAGGTCATAGGTCGCGTTCATGATGACCAGCGGGCGGCCCTCCTCCACGGCGGCGGCGAGGGCAGCCGTGAACTCCTCGACCACCGCGGAGGCCGGGCGGCCCGCAGTGCGGGCCGCCTCGGTGGTGTATCCGTGAATCCGGGTGGCGTCGGCGGGGATCTCCTCCCCGCCGACGTCGGAGACCCGGGTCAGGGCCGTGGTCGGCCGGCCGCCGCCGTACTGGACGACGGAGCCGGTGACGATCCGGGCCTCTTGCGGGTCCGTGCTGGTGGTCTCCAGGTCGAACCCGGTGAACCGCCCGTATGTCCAGTCGAGTTGGGACGTCATCCTCATGACCGCCTCCCCGCCAGTGCCTTGCGGGCCGCCCTGGTGGTGCGCTTCGGCTGGACCCGCTTGACCCGCTTGCGCGGGAGGGCGGCCGGCGCCTGGTCCTGTGAGGCCTCCGCCGCTTCCCCGGCCTGGTCCGCCTCCGCCTCCAGGGCGGCGTCCTCGGGGGCCGGGGCGTGGAGGACCTGGACCCGGCCGTCCTCTCCGGCCCGGTCCGTCTCCACCAGGGCGCGGACCTCCGCCGAGACCGGCACGACCTTTTCGAGCTGTCGCGCGGCCGTCTTCCACCACATGGCGTCAAAGTCCGTGTGCCAGAACGAGTCCCGCTTTCCGGAGACCTCCGCCTCCAGGTACGCCCTGGAGTGCCTGTCCCGGATCTCCTCCGCCTCCTGGCGGTTGACCGTGACCACCTGCGAGCGGTGACCCTCGGGGGACCAGGCGAAGGCGTACGCGAAGAGGGGCGCGCCGCGGTCCTTCCGGGCCGGGTCCTGGCGGTGGGTGAAGTCCAGCGGCGGCGGCGCGGAGGGCTCGTAGGCGTACTCGTCGCCCTCGTAGACCATGCCGACCCGCACGGACGCCACCCGGCCGGAGCGCTCCATGAGCTCGATGTAGCCGCGGTACGTCGGGATGAACGTTGCCCGGCCGAACTCGTTGGTGATGACGGCCAGTCGGCCGTCCGGCTTGAGCCCGAACCGGGCCGCCGTGATGGTGGCCTGGAGCACGGAGGCCGGGTTGCAGTTGCGGAGGTTCGGGAGGACGGCGCGCACGGCCGCCAGGAACGGCCCGGCCTCCATGTGGGAGGGGAGGGCGTCCGTGACGTGTCCCTCGTACCGGGAGAGCCATCCCATGACGGCGTCCGCGGAGTCCTGGACGGGGTCCCCGTCGGCGGCCTCCTCCAGGGTGGACGGCGCGGCCGGGGAGGGGGCCTCCCCCGTGAGGGAGGCCGGGGAGGGGCGCCCGCCGGTGGCGGGCGCCTGCTGCTGGATGTTCGCCAGGACGCGGTCCCGGAGAGTGCTCAGGGCCACGGGTTACAGCTCCTTCTTCGGGACGAACAGGCGGCGGCCACGGCACGCGTTGTAGGCGTCCTCGTGGTCCGACTTGATGAGGTCCATGTCCAGGACCTCCACCGTCCGCGTGCAGGCCGCGGCGATCTCCGGGTACGCCTCGCGGAACTTGGTCTCGCTGAAGTTGCCGTTGGCCTTCCAGGTCCAGGCCGTGGCGGCCCCGACCTTGACGACCTCCGCGGTACCGGCCGTGTCCCGCATCTCGTTCTCAATGGCCGTCTTCTGCTTGTCGAGGGCCTTGATTTGGGCGTCCAGGTCGGCGCGCTGCGCGCGGAGCTCCTTCGCCTTGCGGAGGTCCACCTCGGCGATGGCCTCCGGCTTGACCTCGTAGAGGCGGCCGAGGAGGTCCTTCGTGGCCTCCAGGCCGTCCACCGGCGGCGGGAAACCCTCCAGGATGTGGCGCTCGTACCACTGGCCGCAGTGCTCCAGGAGGTGGCCGATCATCTCCTCGTCACGGTTCACCTGGTGCCAGCGGAGTTTGTTACCGCCGACCAGGGCGGCCACATAGCCGACATCGAACCCGCCCACAGCCATGCCCCAATGGCACTGGAGGGCGGGGGCATCCGGCGGGCCCTCCTCCCACTCTTCGAGCTGGTACTCACTCCTGTTCTTGCACTCGACCGGCCCGGCGATGTTCCGCATGTCGGTGACGGGAAGGTTCTCGTCCCACAGGGCGTAGCGGTCGATGTTCACCAGCGCCCACGGGAAGTCAACGTGCGCGAGAGTGCCGGGCGGGGTGGCGATGGGAGTTCCCGACCTCTTGGAGAACATCCGGGCGATGAAATCCTCGATCTCCCGGCCGATCTCCATCGCTTCGTTGTCCCGGACGACGTCCCGGCCGTGCTTCTCCTCGAACACGTGCCGGGGCCCGCGGTACTTGTCCAACCCGACGATGGCGGCGACGTCGGAGCCGCCGATCCCGAGGCCCCGGCACGCCTCCCACTTTTTGCGGTACGCCGGGTCATTGAGGTCCCCGGAGGCGAGGAGGAGGCGCGCCGTGGGGGCGACCAGCTCCCCCGGGGCCGGGGCAGTGGTGAGGGTCGGGGTGCTCATGCGGTCGCCTCCTGGCGGGTGGTGCTGGTGGCGGCGCGGCGGGAGGCGCCCTCCACGGTGAGGAAGTGGGCGGCCTGCTTCGCGCTCAAGTGGCCGCGCTCGGCGCGGAGCTTGAGCTCGACGAGGCCGGCGGCCTCTCCGTGGCCGTTGAGGCGAAGGAACGCGGCGGCCTGCTTCGCGTGCATTCCGCGCTGTTCGGTGGCGGCCTGGAGGATGAGCTCCACCGCCTCCCGGAACTCCCCGGCGCGGTGCGGGGCAGCGGGGTGGTGGCCCCTGCCACGGGCGGCGGCCGGGGCCACCATGGGCGGCGTACGGCGGGACTCCTCCAGAACGTCCGCATAGAGGTCCGGGTGGCCGCACGGGTTGTCCCACCGGTCCACCACGTGCGTGGTGTCCCCGAGGCGCATCTCATACGGCTGGACGCGGTCCCACCCGCGCGGGCCGCCGCAGGTCTGGCAGTACGGGAGCACGGAGACGGTGAGGACGCCGACCTCCCCCAACTCCGGCCCGGAGACCGGGGTACGGACGTTCATCCGGTCCGGGATCGGCGGATACGGGCCGCCCTCCGTGGAGCGGACCCAGAGGACCGGCCCATCCGTGGTGGTGATGGCGTACGCCTCGAACGCCCCGGCGGGCTCGTAGTTGGGCATCCGCTCCGCCAGGGGGACGCGGCGGGCCGCGCTGTCCGCGCTCGCCAGGGAGGCGTACGTAGCGGCGAGCACCCACCGGCCGGGCAACGCCCGGGCCTGCTCCGCCACCGCGGCGTGGTCCACGCGGGTGCGGTGGAGGGACCTGATGGCGGCCATCACAGATCACCTCCGCGGTCCTGGCGGGGGAAGGCGGAGAGGGCCTGGCGCGCGTCCCCGTTGGCCGGGTGGCGTAGGGCAACACAGGCCAGACACCGCCGCGCGTCGTGGACGGGTACCGGCCGGTCGGCCCGGCGTCGGTCGGCCATCACGGATGCCACCAAGGCCGCGAAGATGAGGGCTCCGATGAGCCTGGTGAGGAAGTCCTCCAACGGGCTCACCGGTCACCTCCGGCGGGAGCGAGGACCACCAGCGCGCCGAGCGGGCGCCGCGGCTCCTCCTCCGGGGCGCGGTAGGTCTCCCACACCTCAACGGGGACGCCGCAGTAGACGGCGGCGAGCCGGGCGATGACCACGCGATCCCGGCCGTCCAGGTGGGAGGCGCGCAGGGGCGTGGCGCCCATGGCCTTCGCACACTGGTCAACGGCCCGGCCGCCGTCCGCCGCGTCCACCGCCTCCGCGCGGAGGACGCCGGAGGGGGCCAGGGTCCAGGTCAGGCCGGATGCCTCGGGGGCGAGCTCCGGGTGTGTGGTGAACAACTCATTGAGCGCCACCGCGGGCGCGATCACGCCCGTCGGCTGGCTACAGTTGGCTGCCATCGGTTACCTCGCTTCACAGGGTTGAGGTGTCTGGTGAGGAAGGGGCGTCCAGGACCGGGCCAGGTCCGGACGTCCCGCGCCGCCGCGAGGGGGAAGCGGTGGGAGGTCCGCCAGGGCGTGAGGGGCAAACTCCGCCCGGCGGACTCATCGCGCTCCCCGTCAAGCGGCTGGCGAGTTCACGTCGGCCGGAGGTGCGGGCTCAAGGCGCGTTGGCGCTGAGCCGCTGTCCGGCTTCGCTTGGAGGACGACCACCGGGCACTCCAGTGCCGTCGCCATCCGGTCCAGGAGGTCCGGGCCGGCGTTGCGCCGACCGGCCTCGATGTCACACATCAGCTGTTCACTGATCCCGAGGGTTTCGGCGAGAGCCCGTTTGGTCTGGCCTGCTGACTCACGGGCGAACGTGACGCCTTCCGGCGCATGATCCAGCGGAGCACCCCGGGGACGCCGCTTCCGCTTGCGCATTTGCGGGTCGTTCATGATTGAAAACTAGCTCCTAGTAGCGCGTAGTGCAACTACTTCGCGCTAGTAGCGTTACTGGCGCGAAGTTACGCACAAACGCGCTTGACACACCCCAATGCGCTGGGGGTCAGTAGCGAACTAGCGCGTAGTCATGCGAAGCTGCGTACATGGCTACGAGCACGCGACCCGAGCCCCCCCGCGAGGCCGCGCTCATTGAGGCAGCCCGCAAAAGGGCCCGTCTATCGGTACGAGAGGCCGCCCGTCAGGCGGGCCTCAGCGATGCCCGCTGGCGCCAGATCACCAGCGGCTACCAGTCCGTCAGCGGTGAACGCGTCGGCGTCAAGGCGCCGCCGGAGACCCTGGCGCGCATGGCTCAAGTCCTCCACATCACGGGGGAGGAGCTGGTCGAGGTCGGCCGCGAGGACGCCGCGAAGGCCTTGAGGGACATCACGCCGATACCGGAGGTCGCGCCCGCCGGCGGGTACAGCCCGCCTATCGACGCCGTGTACGAGATCCTGGCCGCCCTCCCACCGGAGGCACAGGACGAAGTGATCCGCCGCCTCCGCCGCCCGGCCAACCCGCCCGTCGCAGAAACAAACCCGAGTAAGGATCGACGCGCCGGGTAGCAGGTGTCACAGAAGCATCACGGTCCCGTCTACATCTGGCCAATGTTGCCCCGTGCGATTAATCATGCACGGTACGTCACAGCACCACGTCTAGGGGGACTACGTGACAGACACTGTGCTGGCCATGATGCTCATGGTCGCCATGCTCCTCCTCGGGGCCGCGCTCCTGGCAATCGCCTTGCTCTACAGAGGCTTCAAGCGCACCCGGGAACAGATCACTGACCTCCGTGCGCAAGTTGCAGCCCAGCAGATCGCCGTCCTCACCGGCGGCGGTCCCCTCTCTGGGGGCGGAGGAGACGGAGACGCGTCAGAGCCGGAGCCGGTCCGCCGGAAGGGCCACCTCTCGCTCTACAAGGGCGGTGGAGTGGTGGCCGCCTTCGCGGCCCTGGCCGAATCCCTGCGCATCTTCGGGCGCCGCCACCGCGTGATCACCGTCACCGCCGGGGCGACCATGGCGACCGCCGGGGCCGCCGCGGCGATCTTCCTCACCGGCACCGGTGAGGCCGCCGATCAACTGCCCGAAACCACCCGCGCCGCACCGGAGCCCACCTCCACGGAGGAGGCCCAGCCGGACACCGCACCAGGAGAGGAGGAAGCGCTCCCCGGTGACCCGCTCGCCGACCGCAACGGCGGCCAGGGCGGAAGCGCCACGGGCCACCAGGAGACCGGCCCCAATTACCGGAGCCTGGCCCTCGTGCCCGGCCCCCGCGTCGGAGAGTTGGTCCCGGCCGGGACGGCGACGCCGTTAGAGCCAGCCGCGGAAACGCCGGTCGCGCCGGCACCCGATGACCCTGTCGGGGAGGAAGAGACGCCCACCACGCCCGCCCCGGGTGAGGAGCCGGAGTCCGAGCCGCCCGCCACCGAGGAACCGGAGGACGAAGGCATCCTCTGTTTCGCTACGGGGCGCCTCCTCGACTTCTGCCTCCTCGAATCGACGCGTTAACCCCCCTCCTGGGGACGTCTCCAGCCCTGACCCCTGAGCGTTAAGTAAGCGCTGCCTAACCCCCCACCACGGGAGACGCGCATGAAGGAGCACCCGTTAACGCCGCTGATACGAGTCAACCCGGCCCCAGGTGGCTGGGAGATACGCAGAGGGGCCCCGGGGAATCTTCCGTTCTAGTGGTCGTCGCAACACCCCAGCTCAAGGGGTGCGATGGACTTCGAGATTCGGGAAGAGCGGGGTAACTAC